TCTAAAGTTATTTGTGCACGTTGACCGTGCAGCACTTCCTTTTGTGTGCAAAGCACTCCTAGCTTATCCATACTTACCTACTTCTTTTTCTTTTTGCCGTAAGACATTTTCATTGACTTAGGTTTTTTAGTCATAGATTTCTTTTTACTAGGTTTCTTTTTGCCATAGTTATACATAATTACTCCTTATCTTTTCTCCAAAGATCAAAAAATGGTTTTTCAGATTCTTTTACCCCAGGAATAGTCCCATCATGATCCTTTACTGTTGAGTAAGAACAACTGCAAAGATCTTTATATGTATGGGGCTCTTGGTGGTCAAGAGGTTTGTTTATGCCTGTATTCTTCATGGTTTTATCTTACCTTATTGTGGTTTAGTTGGCCATACTACACTATCAATATCTGTTACTGATGAGTTAGTAGCCGGCACGTCTCGTAAAGCTTGTCTGTATGTAGTCCACTCTGCTTTCTTTTCTGTTGTCAAAGGGCTATCAGGGCTTTGTGTCCAATCACATTCTGCTAATAAAAAGTCTCTAGTCCTTCTAACTTTAGGCCAAAAGTCTGGCGTATAACTTACTGCAACCCCAGCAACAATCTTCTGTGTTGCCCTGTCAAAGTCTCCCTCAATAATACTGTCGCCTTCGTTTAATAATATATCATCTACACTATTAACAGAAGTTTGTCCTTGTGTATGAATAATCCCTGTAGCGGTATTATAGATTGAATAGTTTTTCATAATTAAGTTGTATTATCTATGTATACATACATACTTTGATATGTACTGTTATGTACGGACCCCGATACATTAAAATTCATTCGCCAATAAACTGTTTCTTGTGAGCTAGACATACCTGTAAGTGTGCCCTGCCACATAAATGCGTATGTTCTAAATACTCCCGCATCTGCCTCTACTACTGGTGATAAAGACACCCAAGTAGACCCATTAAAACTATATTGAAGGGTGCCATTTCTTACGTCTCCCAAAACAGCACTATATAAAACCTGATACGTTGCGCCATTTCTTACATTGTTTACTGTAATAGGTAGGTAAACGGCTTCAACACTATTTATCTGATCGCCTGGATAGCTTCCATTATACTGACTAGCACTATTATAAACGGCTAAAGGTACTGTGCCTCCTGTTTGATTAAAAATGTCAGCACTTACATCAGCAAAGTGTTTTACATTTAATGTATCAACATTAATTCTTGCTGAATCTAATTGATCTGAAGTAATTTTTGTAGCACTTAAATTATTAATCTTTGCATTAGTTACGGCTAAATCTTGAATTTTTCCCTCTGTGACAGCCAAATTACCAATCTTTCCGTTTGTTACAGCAAGGTTTGCTATTTTACCTTCTTCTACAGCTAGGTTACCAATCTTTGCATTTGTTATAGCACCGTCTTGAATACGTGCACTATCAATAAAAACAGTGCCTCCACTTACAATAAAAGGTGCTGTACCAGAGGATCCATTCCAAATAGCAAACTTATCTGCTCTAAACTGCACATAAGATTGAGCCCCCGAACCACTACTTGCATTTGAACCAATAACCATACCAGCAGAAGAAACACTTCCGTTAGTTTCGGTAGCAACTTGTAATACGTACATGGCATTAAGATCACCATTTATGTTAGCTGTTGTAGTATTTAAAGTACTTATAGAACTAGTATTGCCATTAACTGTACTAGTTAAATTAGTAACATTAGTAGCTGTAGCACTTTGGGCGTTTGTAACGGTAACAATATCGGACTGAGCTGTAGCCATAGCGGAAGTCAAAGTGCTCCCAGTGAAACTTGTGGTGCCAAATAAATTAACTAAGGTTGCATCGCGTCCTGCTACCCAAGCATTGTTTGCTACATTTCTTGTATAAATTTGACCATCATCTGTATCAAACCAAATATCGTTTGGTTGTAAAGGATCACCATTAGTTCTAGTGCTAGGTTGACTAGAACTCTTAATAATAGTCGCTGCTGTTGTACTTGTAGCTAATAAATTATACCCAGGTAAATCTGCTAGGGTTTCACTTAACTCGGTCATAACCGCTGCTATATCTTGCAGCGTTGTAGCTTCTGCCCCGTTGGTGTTGTTAAAAGGTCCCTGTACATCAGATGTGCTTACATAACGCACCCAATAATAATATGTTTCTCCATAACCCACTTCATCGGTATAAATAAAAGCGGTTGTTGTAGCTCTTAGTGTAGCGCCAGCTAAATTATTATCTCTTGAGCGCCATATTTCTGTGTAAGCATGATTACCGTACGGAGCACTAGCACTTGTACCATTCCAATCTAATATAACTTGAGTAAAAACCCCTTCTGCTGTTAAAGATACCGGAGCGGGGGGTATAGATAAATCTCCCGGTCCAGCATCAGGGGGACCAAAATCGGTTGGTCCTAAGCCTGCGTTTGGATCAAAAGGATTATCTTTTAGTTTTACAGCAAGACCGCTATCAATTAATTCTCGTAAAGTTACTGCTCTGTCTATTGGGTCGCCAAGTTGTCCTAACCTTATAGCAAGAGCTTCTTGCATAGCTTTTAAAGAACCCGCAAGTTCTTTGTCTACTTTAGCGGGGATTGGTTTTAGCCCCGGCAGTTTAGTACCAGTGGTAGCCATTAAACGTTCCTTAATTCATCAATCGATTCACCAATACACACTTCATTAACTGTTTGTGCTGAGGATACTTCTATAGCAAAAGTACGATGCACACTTGCTGGGAGTCTAACTATTGGTTCATATATAGTAGTAGCACTAAAGCTAGGTGTTGTACCCGTAACTGAATAAACACTGCCAGATGTGCTGATGGTAGCGTCGTATATTACAGAGCCATCTCCATAAACTTTAAGTGTTACAGGAAATGCTTCTGCATCTACTTTAGCAAAACCCATACTAGTTGGCTTTGCAGTTACAAACTCTTTTGATTTCCAAGTAAAAGTATCGTTGGTTGTGCTGCCTTGGAATTTCTTAATATCATCATCAATAATAATATAAAGTTCATTATCATCAGGATCAGTAAAGCCTCCTGGTACTTCATTAGACTCACTTAATTCTGTAAAAGTAGAATCGCCGCCTCTAGGATCAAAAATAAATCCAGCATAAGCAGAACCGGTATAATAAAAACCAACATACCGGCCTTCCCATAAAAAACCTTTTATGGTTGCAGGGTAGTAGCTTGAACCCCATTGTTTTGGGTTAATTAAACCTTCGGTTAAAATTTTAACTTCAGCTCCTGATACTGCGACTAACCCATCTGGACCGGCGTACATAACATATTCACCCATGTCCACCATAGAGTTTTTGCTTAGACAAGCTTGTGCTGCTTCAATACGTATAGCACTCATAGATTGTGGATCGGTGCCCGCAATTAAATAAGGCGTACCTTTTGTGCCAACAATTAAACCATTACTTGTAACAGCTATAGCTACAACTTCTTCTTCAAGAGTTATACGATAAGCTGCAGGCCAAGCGTGAGGTAAGAAAGGTTCTGAAAAACAAACGCGTTTCCCAGTAAAACCAGCAAACACTCCATTAGGCATTGCAGCTAACCCTTTCATAGGACCATCGGGGTATAAACTAGTATCTTCGTTTGGTGGGCCAATCCAATAAGTAGAAGGAATAATTTCAGCTAAATCAGAGTTTGCAGAGGTATCTGTAAAAGATGTAGTTGCTAAAGTAACTTCGCCAACAAACTGAAAAGCGGTTGTATTAGAGCCAGTATTAGATCTGTATATACGTTTTTTAAGAAGATTAGTGTTTGTTCGACCGGTGCCCGAGGTACTTGTTTCAAGACCTGATATCGTTACCTTTCTATTATCATCCGTAGTTATAACAGTTGATGCAGCAGAAGGGGGTCCCTCTTCTCCGTAAGCACTAACAAATGTATACACATAAGAAGTACTAAAATCAATCAAAGCGCTTGATTCATCATTAAACGAAGCGCCGTTTGCAATAGAGCTAGAGGTACCTGATGATGTAGCTGCGCTATTTACCTCAATTGTTAAGGTTGTTGTACTTGGTACACTTACAATTTTATGATCAATATTAATATCTGTAGCAGGTATACCGTTTACTGCACTAAAATTAGCGAGCTTTACATAGTCTCCTACTGAAGCCCCATGTACACTAACCGTGGTCACAGTTAAAACAGATGAACCGTTGATCGTGGTTATCGTAGCTTCAATCTGGGTTGGCGCTTCAAGGGCGACGGTCGGTGCTGCTGTAGGTGCGGGTATACCCAATCTGTAAAAATTACTAGGAAAAGGTTCAGACCCAACAATAACATCACTTCTACCCATACGTGGGTAAGACTGTCCTGTCCAATAGACTGTATCATTTGTATCGCCAGCTATGGGACCTGGAACTACATCCACGTCCTCATCAAACTGTAACCACCTTTCCGGTGAGTCTGTGTATTTAAATATACTGGTTCTACTTGAATTACTTAATACAAGTGTTTGTGAGTCTTGAGTAATAGGGACAAGCCTGCCGCTGTCTAAGTTTACATCAATGGCTGTTTGAGCTAAGTTATCTTTTAATAATCTAGGTGAGACTTGAGGAGCAAGTCCGCCAAACGTGATGAGTTTAAAATACGCCATATCATTTGAAAGTATACACGATTATGCTAACGATTCCTGCGAAGATAATCCAAAACGCCCTTTCAAACATGCTAACCCCCTTTGTATTTACTATGGCTTTTTGTTCAACAATTTCTACTCTATCTTCTAAGCGGTCCATTCTTAAAATAAATCTGTCGTTTTGTTTTAACACCGTAGTTACTCGTTCCTCTATTCGAGCAATAGCTACTATTGCTTCAGAAAGTTTATCTATTTTACTATCTAGTTTATCTAACCTATTTGATACGTCGTCATTCACTTGTAGCTCCATATATGTGGGCGCGGACGCATGGGTTCTTCTTCGAGCGTGTCGAGATGAATAAATCTGCTATCACCATGTTGTTTTACACCTAGACCCGTTATACCGTGTTTAAGGGCTACCTGAATAAGTTTTAAGGCGTCCTTTCCTCGTATAAGTATGTCTACTGCCTTGCCCGATGAATGAGCCCCTGGCTTAGATTTTTTAGCTTCTATAGGATGGGTCTTATCTCTATATCCACTACTGATAATAAAAGGTACCCCTACCTCTTCTCTTATTGTATCAAGTTTACGCATGAAGTCATCATCCATTTCGCATAAACCTGTATGTTTACACTTTAATTCATCATGGGTAAAGTATTTCCAGTTATTTTTCTTTTTTCTCCACATACTGAATGTTTTCTTCCTTAAGGGTTGTTTTAAGTTCCTCGGATATTAATTTTTGTGCTGCTTGATTAACCCGTAAGTCATAAGAAATGTTAGCAATTTCTTGCTGTAACTTAACAAGCATGTTGAACCCCTCTATTGCATTTGGGGTTAGGTCTTCAATTTTATATTCAAAACCATCAAACGTAACGGTTTTTATTTCATTATTATCTGTCATAAATTACTCCTTAATTTAATCTTCTTTTTTATCAGGCGTGTTTGATGCCCCAAAATAAAATGATATCACAGCACTAGCTAGCCCGCCAAGGTATCCAAGAACTAAGTTAATTAAAGCTTCAGAATTTTGTTCTGGCGGTTGTAAGGTAACTAAAAAAATGTATCCAAGAAAACCACCAACTACAGCAGTTCCCATAATCCTCGCTGTCCAATCTCTTGAAAAACTACTTCTTGCTTGTTGTTTATCTTGTACTTCAAGCGCAAAGATATCTACTTCAAGTTCTTTCATTTGAACTTCAAAGTTTTGTTCTGCTCTTTTAAGTTGAAGCATTTGTTCAGGAGTTGCTTGTTGTATAGCTTGGTTAATTGCTTTTGGTTCTGGAGCACATCCCAAAACATCAGCAACAATAGAAGCTGCTTGACCACCCAAAGGGCCCCCTAAAGCAGACCCTAGTGTAGGAGCTAAAGCCCCCACTAAATTTTTTATTGCACCAAATTTCATAATTACCCCGCTAATGGATTTTTTTCTTCATTAATTTTAGATTCTATCTTTTGTACATCTTTTTGTAAGTTCATGTACTGTTCTTTTAAAATAGACCAATTGTTGGTGTTTTGATTAACAACCCCTTCTAAAATATTTATTTGCTCTAACTTTTTTAATTTTTGTTCCATAACAGAAATTTGTGTTACAAGGCTGTTAATGTCTTCTTCGTAAGAAACAGATGCTTGTGCCTCTAAGTTTTCAATTCTATTAACATAGGTTGCTCCTTGATAGCCAAAGCCAGCAAGGGTTGTAACAATTCCTACAAGAGCTATTAATTGTGTTGTTTTATTTTCAAACCAATTCATTTTTTATCCTACAAATTAGGTTGCATTGCTTTTAAGTTTACCAAAGTTTTTATGTTTTGGTTAAACAAACCGTTAAAAGCTGTTCTATTATCTAATAATGTATTGCTAGTATAAATGTTTTTTGACTCATACCAAAGCTTTTGATTGGGTATAGATAAAGCTCTGTAATCATTAAATCCAACAACATACCCCATGTATGCAATAATTTTATCTTCTGATCCATACTCTCCTGTTTGTTCTTGTTTGTTTTTTATTTCGTTTTGAGCCTCTTGCATGTTTTTAGCAAGGATTTGATCTGCTATTTCATCTGAGTCTGATCTGCTGTTATTTGCGGATAAAGATGTATCAATTTGTACATCATTATTGACTGAAGATGTATTGCTAATGTTACTAGCCATAGTTGTTGTGTCTGAAAAAGACTCATTTGATTCTGTAGAAACAGAAACGCTCATTTGTAAAACCTCATTGTTTTGTGCTGTTGAAGATGCAAATTGATCTGAAATACTAGGTGAGTTGCTCATAGAAACACCGCCACCGCTTGATCCTGATGAATTAGATGAATTGTTTAAATTGTTGTCATCGTTTTGACTTGTACCACTTACACTGTTGTTGGCTGTTTTAATTGTAGATGAAACAACTCGCAATGCGACATCTCTAGTTAATGAACTCTTTGTATCTTTGTTTTCAACAAAAATTTCTTCAATGGTTTCTTCCTGCCTTTCTCTTTCTTCTCTAACTTCTGCAACTTGTTCCTCTATCTCTTCTTCGATAAATCTAGGCTCTAGTTCTTCTTCTATCACTTCTTCAAAAATGGGTTCAGGCTCTTCTTCTATTATTCTTTCAGGTTCAGGCAAGTTTTCTGCTAAAAAGGTTTCTTGAAAAATAAATTCTTCAATCATAATTTCTTCACGAGGCAAAAATGTTTCTTCTTGTGCAATTTCAAATATTTCAATTGTTTCTATTGGCTCGGAAAAAGGTTGGGGTTCATTAAAAACTTGTTGTTGTGGCTCAAAAAATATTGGTTCTTCGTATGATTGCATAGGCTCTTCTATGTAGCCAAACTGTTGTTCTTCTTCTATAGGTGGGTTGCTGTAATTTTGTTCTTCTTGATATCCATAATCAATTTCTTCTTCTTGAAAATAAGCTACGGATTCTTCTTGTTTATAGCCTTTGCATGATGGAGAGTATTGAGGGTCAATGTCACATTGTTCATCATCATAAGCTTGCCAATATCCTGCACAACTAACATCATTTAGTGGGTTGCTACAATCAATAACCTCGCCAACAAATAAAGAGCCACCGTTTTCTAAATTTTGATTTTTGTCTGAACTGTTCCAGTCATAGTTGTAACATTCTTTAGAATTGTATACTCCTGTATTGCACTCATCATGAAAATAATAAGTTTCAAACTCATCTTCTTTGCCTTGTATACCTATAAATACATCATGGTCTTGAATGTCTAGCTCGCCATAACGAGCCTCGTAGGTATCGTTAGGGTATAGCCAAAGCTCAAAAGTATTTTTTGAATCTCTGTAATATTCCCACATTTCATACCAACCAAATATAACCTTGTCATCAAAACTTTTGGCTAACATGGAAGAATTTTCTCCCATAATAAGGTCAGTCCAAAAAGGATATATTGTATAGTTGGTGTTGGGAGATGGGCTAGGATTATACTGTGTGCAGTTTTTCTCCCATGTGCTTGCTGTAGATAATGAGCCTAATATTAAACAACCATTGCTAGCCATGTAACCTTGGTTAAAAGTTTCGCCAAAAAAATTAAAGTCAAAGCCAAAGTTAAAAACCTGAGATGTGCCGTCATCACTTGCTGACATGTTGGTAGCATTTTCTAAGCGTAAATCCCAAATGGGTTTGTCTTGAATGAGGGTGACTGTTGTTTGGCTTAAAGCTGTAACACTAAACAGACACGCTATTGCGTAGCATAAAATTCTTTTTTGCATTGTCTGTTGGTTTTAGTTTTTTTTGTATAGGTTTTTTTTACTAACCCAACCACATCTTTATTTATTTTTTCTCT